GTATTCGATCTTGCTATCCTTAACGATAAAGGTTGTCTCAGCTTGTAGCTGGTATCCATCAAGTGTCATTGGATGTGTCATTAGAACTCGCTCCCTTCTTCGACCAACCGGCCTGTGTCTCTGTTGAACTTTAATGATCCCGATACGCGACCCGTCTGTCCTGACCATCGGTTCTTCAAGATGGCTAAGATTCTGGTGTCGCTATGTGGATCGTCTTTCTCCACTGCGAGGCTTATGCAGATGTCGGATAACTGGGCTATCGAAGCTGAACCTCGTAGAGATTGCAGCGTGGGTGTCTCACCACCCTCGAAGCCTTTGTCGCCAGATGGTCTACGAAGATGGCTAACCGCCATGACAGTCACGCCAAGCTCTTGCACTACCTCTGTTCTGAGGCGTGTCATCGCTATGTCTATGAGCTTGCGTTCATCGTTAGTAGCGAGACCACTGACCAAGATACTGATGTGATCGAGGATGATCACGGTCACACCAAGGGCTTTGACCATGAAACCTATGCGTCTGATGATCGTGTCGATGTCACAAGAACCGAAATGATCGTAAAGGTAGATTTGGTGGTCATCAGGAAATAGCTCATCATAAGCAGCTTCTATTTCCTCTTTTGACGCTTGGCCTTTGTTCACTGTGATGTTTTTATTTAAGTGAATACCGATCAACCCAAGAAGGCTGCGCTTGTTAGACTCTTCCAGATTTATCAATCCGAGCTTCTCACCTTGCTGGTGAAGGTGATATGTAATCTCTCGAAGCAGTGTGGTTTTACCGAGTCCAGAACCCGCGCAAATGGTCACTAACTCCGCATTATCTCTGAGCCGCACACCGCCTACGATGGCGTTGAGGGCTGAGTATGGGTAAGTGATGGATGAAGCGGCATCATCCTGACTAATTACGCTTCTGAAGTCGGCAGAGGTCATGATGCTGTCAGGCCGGTATACTCTGGCCTCAAAGATAGCACTCACGACAGCCGCTGATTTGCCAGCCACTAGGCACTCATTTACATCTTTCATTGGAACTGTGGCTATGTAGGCTTTTCCAATGGGTAGAACTTGGGCAGCTTCCAGACTAGCAGCGCGTCCAGCGTCATCGTTATCGAGACACAGTACGCACTTGTCGAACTGGGCTATGTAATCGTAGTTGTCTTTTATAGCTTTAGCTGCTGAAGCTGCTCCGTGCGGTATACCCACAACCGCCGCATGGTATTTGCCGAGGCAAGCTGATGCCGATAACGTATCGACCTCACCTTCGCAAATAACCAAGAGCTTCCCAGTGTTTTTTAAGTGTGATCCGAAAAGCGTGATCTTCTTTGCGTCACCTAAGATCGAGAACTGTTTATGTTTATTCCTGATCTTCTGAGCTACGACTTCACCGTTCTTGTCGCGGTAGTTTGCAACGTGAACGCGCTCACCTTTGTAGGTTGTGGTGAAGTAATCGTATTTCCGGCAGAGGTCTTTCGTTAAACCCCTTTTCACTATGTCTTTGTAGTCACCAGCGAGAAGGCCGAGTTTAGCTTTCGCAGAGGGAGAGGCTGCTACGCTAACCCCCTCGCTGGTGCTATTCTGCACAGTCGTGTTACACGCAAAACAGTGCGTATGTCCGTCAGAGTATAATGAGTTTGCATCGCTCGACCCACAGTCAGGGTTCTCGCACGGTAAGTGCATCACAAACTCGCTACTCTCTTTAATCATTGTATCCATACGCTTGCTCCCTTGCGTAACTACTCCTCTAACCACGCCTTCGGGATCGTCTTGTTCGCATACTGAAAACCATGCTTTTCGCACCACTGTGCATAGGTGGTCTTAGACCCCTTGTAGAGCTTTTGGTTTTGGTTGCTGAAGACGAACCGAATGTCGATGTGAGGAAACTGCTCTTTAAGTAAAAGGTGCTTTTGCCTAGACTCTGCGTCTGGGAACCGCCCCTTGGTTTCGACATAAAAAAACCCACCGTCTTTGGTGGGTATCTTGAAGTCTGGTGTGTACCGGCTGTCTCGACTAGGCCATGTGTAGTAAATGCGCTCAGTCTCAAACAGCACCTCGACACCAGCGGCCTTGATCTGCTCTGCTATCTTCATCTCAAGGCCGCTTCGGTATCCATACTTGTATGCTTTAGAACTCGTCCGAGAAGCCATCGTCATCATCCGATGCTGTTGGTGCCGCTGTTGCTGGTGGTGCTTTGTAGCCATCCTCAACCACATCGAAGCCATCGTCATCATCGCCCTGAGACAACTCAATCACTTGTACTGCTGCTAGGTTTAGCTTAACGCCAACATTTGCACCCTTTTCATAAAACCCAATGGTTCCTGATGTGCGGATGACTGAGCCACCAAAGATAGTGGGTGGGGCTGCCATTAGCTGTGCTTCTGAGTCCTTCATCTTTGGAGCATAACGGCTCTTCATCTTGAAAGTAACCGCACCAGTAACGTCATCGGTCTCATAGGGTAGTTGAGCCTTTGACATCTTGGCTCCGAGGTTGTCTTTGCCGTACTGGTTGATGGTATCGACAAGTGTCTTTGCAGCGTCAGCGTCCACAACGACATTGGTTCGATAGAAACCTTCTTCATCAAACTTGGTGTCTGGACGACCCTCTTTAAGCCAAGGGTACTGGGCAACGCCTTTAGGTGTGGTGTATTTTACTTTAGCCATCTTAATCTCTCCTTTAGAGACAGTTTGTCATTTGTTGATTGTTCTGGGTGGTCAAGGTACGAAAGCAAAATGCCGAGACTTTCTGCTCTCGCTATTAAGTCAACTGGTAAAGGCAGACCCTGCATGCGGCAGAGTCGTGCTTCTTCCAGCACTCTCTCGCGAGGGTGCATGGTCTTCTCCTGCTATTGTTTTTATTGTTATCGTTGGGGAATTAGATGAAGCAGTAGTCGGACTTTAAAACCTGCTTCAAATCCAAGGTGCCTTTCTCCGGCACCTCTGGTAGTCCAGCGGCATCAGGGTGATCTAATTGTTCAATCACCTGATCTTTTAACCGCTGGTATAAACACTCATGGTCATACTGATCGACAAAGGCTTGCCTGACTGCGTTAAACATCGCGGCAGTGTCGGCTGGGTTTGTCGCAAAGCTGTCGTGGATCAGAAAGAAATCCTTAATGCCGTAGTCGTCATGGCACTTCAGAACCGTGGCGTGTAGATGTGCGCTGTCAAGGCTGTGAGTGTGGTTAGCAGCAACAGCGGCTGCTGCCTTACGACTGTCCACATCAACTAAGTTTTCTCTAATGGTAACTTGGCTTCTTTTGAGGTCTCCATACTCCTTGTCGTAAAGGTAGACCTTGATCGCTTTAGAGACCTTCTTGGTGTAGCGGTTGACGACAGGAAACCCCATTGGAGTGACCCATGTCATCATCTTGTTTTCTTTAGAACAGGCGTTACACAACTTCTGGATAAAACCCATTCCCTCATTTGCACCTTTGACAACCTCGTTCACAGACTCCCATGATTTCGTGGCGAGATACTTAGCTGCCGTATCTCCCTTATCGAGACCGAGACATTCGCCTGTGTTCTGGTCAATCTTCTCGACAGCAAATGGGTTTGTTTTGTGACCCTGCCATTGACCGTCTGAAGTGATCGAGTCGTTAATAGGTTTCATAAAGTCTGTCTTGATTTGCTCTGTGAAACCGTAAAGGTTGCTGCCGTAACTCTTGGTCATTACATTGCGTTTTAACGTCTTGCGACCAACCCTAAACTCTTGCCATGCCTTTCTTACGGCTGCGTAAGTTTCTGAGTCACATGCGTCAATCTTCTGCCTCGCTCTTTCTGCCACAGCTTCGTAAAGGTCTTCTGGTTTTGCTGAAGGTAAAAGATTAGTCAGTCGAGCTTCGTCAACATTGCGACCCAACGCGCTAAAGTGCTGAAGTCCACTGTTTGAACCGTCAAGTCCACAGGGGAACCCTGACTCATACTCAAGACCGTAAGTCGCTATGTTGTGTAGCTCGACACAAGCCGCTAGGAAGCCGAAGGGCTTGTCTGCGTGGCTCCAGTATAGCTGGGTAGGGTCATCACCATCAAAGGTGCCTTGGAAGTCTTCTGCGACCCGTAAAATGCCATCCAAGTTGTCGTTGACCCATTGGACACGGGTTTCCATCGACTCCTTGCTGACTCTGTTAAAATCACCAAGATCAGCGCACTTTAAAGCAACCCACGACAGGCCACCCTCACCAACTGGTTTCTTGTTGTGCAATTGGATCATTGCTTTGATGTGATCACCACGCTGGTGACTAAAGTTAGCGACAGGATACACCCTGCCTCTGAAATCCCAGCTTGCGCCTGTGTAGAAGGCTTTTGTAGGTAAGCTGGCAAGAGACCTAGCGGTTCGTAGGTCTTGGGTCTTTAAAGCCAGCCCACCGTCAATCTCGCGGTTCTTGTGGAATATCTCCCGCGCCCTGATCACCCAACCTTTACGGCTGGCCTTGTCCATCTGATCCCAGTCGGCAGGGAAGGCTATCTTGTCGAGCTTCGATGACCTTGGAAACTTAGAGAACACCTTGTTGTTTTCCCAAGCCCACTCGACAGCCCTTAAAACAGATACGTTGATCTC